TGTGAAAAGTTTGGTACAAAGGTATTTTCAGTATAATCAACGTATGCAACACCATTTGGGTCTGCATCGAACATTGTAAACTGCCAAAGGTAACATGCACCTGTTACACGAAATAACGCTGTTCTCTCAATATTATCATTTGTTGGATTTGGGACATATTTTGGTCTTATCTTTGTTTTTCTTAAATCTAAACCTACAAGTGAGGTTCCTCTTGGTAGAATCACACCACCATGAATACTATTCAGCTTATATAAGGCATTATTTGAATTATTAAGATCATATACCGTATCTAAATCCCACGCAGGAAAGTCTGTGCTCTCTGCACCATCTCTTTTGAGAAATTTTGCATTTGCACCATCTGGTATTGGAATCCAACCCGGCCTGTTATCTACAATATGCTCACCGGGGTATAATAGTATAGTAGTATTACCAAATCTGTCATTATCTAAACCTTGCTGATATGAAAATCTGGCTGACTCGATTAATGCTCTTTGGATTGTCTTAAATGGACGAGTAAGAGAATTACCTTTATTATCTACACTATCAGTTGCGTCCAAGTCATTTGGACTTACATATAGTATATTGCCTCGCACATTTTTGAGAAAATTCTCTAATCTGGAAAGACCCATGTTATTTTTCCAAAACTTATAGTATCCGTTATGGATTATTTAGCAAAGAAACAGATACGCAAAAAAACTAATAGGGTCATTTTTGGCCCGGAATTTTTTGGCGACCTTTTTTGAAATTAAAAGCTATTTTTCCCTGGCTATAAGGGGTTCTGCATATGAAATCATATCTTCACTCGCTGTTGTTCTTATAAAATTCAATACATTCATAAATTCTCGAACGGTATCACAATCTACCGTTTTCATTTCACCACCTACAGAATACAGGTATACTTTTCTTTTTGAAGGATCAATCACACACTTTGATAACCAATCCTCTTCCATAAAAACTCCATTTTCTCATACTATAACACTATGTAGGAGGTTTGTCAATCATTTATTAATACTGTAAACAGAGTTATCACCGGGGTAATCATCAATACTTGTGCCCTCATACTCAGGAATCAGTTTTTCAATGTCTTTTCTCTCAGCGTATACATGAAAGAAACAGTTTATCGGTAATGCACCTTGTGCTTGTAAATACACATACTCATCATCCCATCTCTTTACAATAATGTCTTGATGAGCACCAATAGGTTGAAGTTGTACAGATATAGTGTCTATATTCACAAGATCTTTCCAATAGTTCGGGAGACGGATCACCTTTTCATTCTTCAATCTTCCACGATAATACACAGCAGACTCAGGGCCTTCGATACATATATGTCTTAATCTATGTCCACTCTTACTTGGATGATCTATATCAAAAGCTTTTGCACCAGATGATTTGCCACTTGCGGTGCTCACACTACCAACAAAATTAGATGCAGTGATTGTGCCAGACGCAGTTATGGTGCCAGTTTGGTCTGTATTACCTACGATAGTGACATCACCTTTGACAAATAACGCATTTATTGCACCTGCATTACCATCTTTTCCAATCATCACAGTCCCTTCAGCAGTTGAAAAATCACCTGAGTTTCCAACTTGTAGAGGCCCCTCAATATATGCAGAGTGTTTTACTCTTCCAGGCCCTTTACCAAATGCATCTGGAGGATTTATATTTACATCTGCAATCACCAGTTGTCCATTATTAATTAATACCTCATCAAAAATAAATGCCATTTTAATCTCCGTAGTTTAAGTAATTAATTGTATTTTCAGTGGCGATTGATAATCCAACAATAAATTTTGCTTGAAAATTTACAACGCATTGTGATTCTAATTTCAAAAGAGTGCTGGCACTTATGTGCGTTTTACACTTACCACGTATATTAACATTTTTTCCTTCAATGTCAAGGTTGTTTGTTGCCTCGATCGTCATATTTTCATTTGCCTTAATGTTAATATTATTTCCGACCATGTTTATATCACCATTCTCAGCAAGAATATCAATATGTCCTGTCAAAGCATTGACAAAAATGGATATTTTATCCTTATCAATATCCTCACCTGATTGAATCTGAGTGACACCGGGTGAAACCAATGTGGTGTAACCCTGTCTTGGCCCATCTTGATCCATTGAATAGTAATGTCTACCATCAAGGGCAACAATTTTGTAACTCGATGTAACGTCTTTTTTTAAGCCAATGCCACCAAATTGAACAACAGCATCCTGTGTTCCTATCGCTTGCGTCCAATAATTTTTCTTCTCTGACATGACTAACTTTTTTTGTATTTAGTAACCACCATATCCACCTCCTCCACTTGGTGGTGGTGATGGAGGTGGTGTCGGTGATGGTGCTGGAGCAGGTGCAGGAGCTGGAGCAGGTGCTGGTGTTGGTGCGGGTGCTGGAGCAGGTGCGGGTGCTGGTGCGGGAGCAGGAGCAGGTGCAGGAGCAGGTGCCGTGGTAAATGTAGAATCAACCACTTCCTCCTCTGCTGTTAGTATTTCAGTCGAAACTGATGTTGCCGTAATATCAGCGTCAACTCTTTGTACCCTGTCAACTGGAACGTTAACTCCGCTTATACTTGCTTCGCGTGTTTCAAAAACTCTTACTTTTGTACCAGCTCTTGCAGTTGTTCCAGCAAACTTAACTCCATTTTCAAAATAAACATTACCATAATATTCTTTTCCATTTACAAATCCATTTACAGTTAACCCAACAAGATCAAAGACTTGTACTATATCAGATATGACAGGTTCTCTAGGGATTGGATCACGAATTACATTAAAAACTGGTATGAAACTTGCATTTACACCTGTTTTTGTCTTCATTCTAATGAATGGTAAATCTGTAAAATTACCAGTCCTTATAATATCAACATCTTTTATTTTTCCAAAAGGATCACAACTATATGATAATTGTGTGCCATTAGATGGTTCTATAACCAACTCATCAACACCACATTCATAGTTGATTCCGGGATTTGAAACTATGACATCAGAAAGTTCAATAATAGCTGGGTATTGTGGCACCGATGATTTTGGTGGTAAATATCCAGATCCAGTTTCATTTACAATCACTCTAATCACTGATCCATTTTCAATCTCTGTTGTCAAAACTGCTCCCGTACCATTTCTACAGGGGTCAATAACTTGAACAAATGGTGGTGAAACATATCCATACCCACCATTAATAATATCGACAGCAATTATGTTTCCGGAGGAGTCAACAACTGGATTTGCCTCTGCACCTACTCCACCTCCACCATAAAATTTTAGAACAGGTGGCCCGCAGGGTTGAGGGCCTACTGCACAAGGATCTGATCTAAGTAAATCACTTGTTGTTAAATTATTTACTTCATCTATCGTTAGATATTTTACTTTTTTATCGCCGTCTATAAAAATAAATGTTGTATTAGGATTATTTTCTTCATATTTGTTAGCATCACTCACGGAAACTCCACTTACATAACCAGTGTCGCTTATGTATCCAACTCTTATATTATCATTTGATATTGGTGCTAGTGACATTATGCAGTGAAAGGAGGTTTGTTAAATTTAGGAATACTGACATCTGGAATATCAAGGTTAGCGTTTGCCTTTACTGCCTGTGCAAATGACACCATGTTACCATTTTCAGCGTCAACATCTTCACCAGAAAACTTAATTGTCTTTTGTTTTGAACATCTTATTGATTTATCACACTCTAAAAATGCTGCGGTTGTTGAAATAAAAGTTGACGCAAGTGCCATATCAAAATTCAAACCTCCCAAAGCTCCAAAACCACCTATATCTATACCAGATATTGGTAATCTACCAGCGAGAACATTTGTTAAAACTTGTGGTGCTAACCCTCCCAAATTCCCAACAGCGTTTGTTAACGCCAACATGTCACCTGTAGTGGCAGCAACAAAAGTTGCTCCGACTGCTTGCATCAGATTCGGATCAATCCCTAACGGAGCAGCTAAATCAGAAAACGCACCTACGATGTCATTATTATCTAAAGATTGTAGTGCGCCAGAGAGTGCATTTACACCTTGATTACTTCCCGATAGGTTTACTAAACTTGTTAATGCAGAGGCATAATTGCCTGATAAGAATGCAGACGTGATTGCTCCCGCTTTGTTTGCATCGATACCTGCCGATGCAGCTAAGGCAGCACCAATCCCTGCGTATAATTGACCATTTTCAAATGCCGTGATGACATTTTCTTGAGTGAGAGAGTTTGAAAAAGTATTGACTCCTTGTTGACCTGATCCCTCAGCTATGGGGCCTATTGCTTCATCATAACCTCTTAATATATCATTTATCGTATTTGACATCACATCAGCTAGTAACTCCTCTGTCTCACATGGTGGATTCGGATAGTAATATCCATCGGGTGCAGGAGGTGGTAATAAATCAGACTCAGGAAAGTTAGGTGTCACTGGTATCGCTTGATCATCAGTCGGTGGGAATGATTGATTTTTTCTTCTGTTCAGAGACCTTCTTAACGCTGCACCAATTAATCTTGCAAGATCACCTTTTATTTTTGAAAATACGCATGCTAATCTGTTTTGACTCGCAATATTTTTTTCTAATTGTTTTAATCTATCTAATATACTTGCATCCTTTTCTAATTCTTTTGTTTTTTCATTCAAATCTTTTAGTATAAAATCTTGAACCTTTCCTAATATAGATGCGACAGGAGAGGCAATTAATAAGGCTGTATCTGATATTAATTTTGATATGTCTTCGTTTATCTTATCAAATGCTGCAGCGTCTCCATAATTGTTAAGTTTATCAGTCAACATTTGATATTTCTTCTGAAAATTGCCCATTATAGTTGATGTCTCACCAATTGCATCATTATCTTTTGGACAGGGAACGGTGTGTTCCAGATCTTGTATAAAATCTTGTGCTATAAGATCAGATCCTATCGCATGAACACCATCACCAAATTCTTTGTAGTTGGCACTTTTTGGATCAGAAGTCTTCTTTTGATAGGCTGAAGTTCTTGTTGTGCCATCATCTCTATATGCACTTTTTGGAGCGTACTTAGTTAGATTCTGTCCAAGTTCTGTGATAGAGGTCTTTGCGTTGTTGCCAAGCACTCCCATGATGATAGGAACTTGTTCATCGTTTCCATCTAAAAAGAATCCAAAGACAAACATCCCCTCCTTGATTCCGGGAGTTTGAAATGATCCTCCTTGACCACCACCCCAAACTGAATACATGACTTGAGCCCAAGGTAGTTGGTCATCTGGTATTAAATCACCCTCATCATGAAGTCCCATGATTCTGACTTTATATCGATATCCCCATCCCGGAATATCTTCTGCGTTTTTAAAAGTCGTATCATTTATATTATCTCGCCACGATGAAGAGTCAGCAACTTGGCCTAACCACCAGTGAAACTGACTCCCTACAAAACCGGGGTTATAAAGATTTGACGCTTCCATTAATCATCGTAAACTAAACACTCTGGTTCGTCAGGGTGCATATCACAGAATAATTCTAAACAGTTTGGATCATGATGATCTCCTGCTTCGATTTCATCATGATGATGATCGACATACTCTTCGAGTTCATGCAACTCATCAAGTGTGTGTCTTCTCATTGGTTCAGAAGTGTTTGGGTCGGCAAGGATCTCCTTGTCTTTTTGAATGTGCTCTTCGATAGATTTCATTTGCTTGATTAGATCCTACATTTGTATTTATCTATTATAGCATGATTGATTACGCAACGCCAACAACCATACCACTACTTTCTACTTTTCGACCAATTGAATCTCTAACTAATCCTAATCTTGTTACAGCATTTTTTGTGAGCAATGTGTGTCTTAAACTCATTACAAGATATTTTCCACCAACCATTTTATTTCTCTCTCCATCATCCTGTTGATTTAAAGATTTAAGCTCAATTTCAACAGTGTCTCCAACTTTGTATGATAAATCTAAACCAATCTCAATATCAACTGAATACAAACTAAGTTGATTATATCTTCTTGTTGCTTGATTTAATATTTTTGCTGGTTCAAATATTTCTTTATCACTTAATTTTAATTGTTCTTCCACGTCTCCCTTTGGAAGTGTTCCAGTATCTCTTAAAATATATGTTGTCCTTGTGGGAACGTCTGTAAATTTTTCATTTAACTTAGGTAGTTTTTTTGAAGACAAAGTTGTTCCTGATTTTGCCTCATCTGCGCTTTGCACTACCTCTTTATATTCGCAGTTAAAGGGATCAAATGCAATTAGTTTCGTATTATAAGCACCCATAGATAATTTACGATTTGCAGTTAGAGTATTATCAATTTTAAATTTTGATATTTTAACATTTTGCAGTTCAGATGATACTGAGATACCCTCTGGTGTATCATTGTAAATAAATTTCTCTTTTGGTGATTGTGCAAATAATGAATCTAATGATTTAAAGTTGAAACCATCTTTATTTTCATAAAAAACAAACCCAGCTGTATCACCTGATTTACCATCTTTGTTAGAGAAAGATTTTTTTGATAACCATCTTAAAATATATAACGGTTTTTTCCGATTACCAATAAAGTTATAATTATTAGATGTCTCTTGAATGTTTTCATCTTTATATTTTGCTCCCAAATTTTCAGATAAAATATTTATTACATGATCTGATATTCTTCCATCATATCTTTTTTTTACTCTTGCAATTTCTTGATGATTTCGTATAAACTCCTCTGAAGTCATTGTAAGAATGACAATCTCTTTTTGAGTATCTGATGTTGGTATTGAAACTTTGTTAACAATTAAATCTAACTCTAAAGTATTTGAATGTGCGTCATGTACTTTAATTGAAACATCTTCTGTCCCGACAACTGGTAGCCCTTCAGTTAAAGACTTTCCATTAAATTTTGCACCAGTATCAGAAACTGTTATTTGTGCTTCAATGGTGTCTCTAAACAAGTGTTCACTATACGTGAACAGTGTAGGATTCGCATCAAACAAACTTCTAGACTCACTACCATCATTTGGAGTAATATCTATTTTATCAATGTTTGAATTGATAGCCTCTAAAGAAAAATTATGATTAAGTTTTGCCATTTATCTATCGTGATGAGATCCAGCGATTGAATTTGATTTTTTTTCACTACCTATAATTATTACTTCAGATGAACCCTGATTTGTAGCTATCGGAAGTGGAATTGGTATAAAATGAGCCAGGCGAGTGTCAGTTCCCTCATAAGAAGCATAGTTTCTTAATACTTCAAGTGATTCAAAACCTTTTGCTCTATTTAAGTCCTCTAAAAATCCCGGTGCGTTTTGTCTTACAGCTAAAGTGGTATCTGGATCTAAAACTTGTTCGTTATAATGAACTTGACCAGCAATTTTTCTTGAATCACCTTTACCAGTAAATCCACCCTTGCCAAAAGTTTTTTTAATTACTTCTTTAACAGGCTTTACTGGTGCAGATACTTTTTTCTCTTGACCTTTCACGATATCATAGACAATGCCACCGAGTATATCACCACCAATACCACCTATAATTGAACCAATAATTGGCCCACCAAATGGAACTAGAGCAGGTATACTTCCAATCAAAGCACCAACAAATCCACCAAGTATTCCACCGACTGCTTTATATCCTGCTCTCTCTGGTATTTCACCAAACAAATAAATGTCTAGAAGTAATCCAATTAGATCACCCAGAAACGGAACGAGTCCTATAGTTTCACCCACTGCTTTTCTAAACATTCCTTTTGCACTTTGTGTAAAACCTTTTAATGGGCCACTTGTAATTACACCAGCAATCTTATCAGTTTGTTTAGTTGCAAGGTCAACCATGGTTTTGTCAATTCCTTTTATAAATTCACCAGCTTCAAATAAAGCACTTCTTCCTCTTTCAAACATGGATGGATAAATTAAATCAGGCATAGTCTTTGGAAAGAACGAAGCAGCAGCAGCACCAATATTTCGATTTATTGGTTTTTCAGCGAAGTTTTTTATAGTTTCTTCCGCTGTCTTCTTTGTTATCTTCCTACCTTTATTAAATCCTTCAAAAAATTCTTCATTAATAATATTTTTTTGTGTTTTATCAAAAATTTTCTTAGCTGCACTTAATTCTTTTGGAGACATTGTTTGAGCAGCTGTGTTTTTAATTAATTTCAACACGTCTTCTCCATACTGACCAATCTCAAGCATTTGTTTTTGATATCTATAATCAAATATGTCACTTAATTCAAAAAATTCATCAAAATCAATAACATTTTTTATTATTGCTTGAGCTAACATATTTTTTCCCTCTGTATAAATTTTATTCAATTCAATAGCCATTCTCGTTGGACTTTTCATTTTATTTTTTTCTAAAAAATCGAAAATTGGAAACTCTGGCATGACAAATTTACTAAATTCTTTTTGAAATGCTTCATCTAATTTAATTTGCTCTAAGGTTTTAGTCGGTTTTCTCCTTCTCGCAAAAAATCTACCATCTTCAGGATTAATTTTTCTTCCTTTTGGATTAACTCTAAAACGACGATCTATAATCGGTATACTGAAAGTTTCAATGGGTTCTTGAAGATTTCTTAAATCAAATATTTTTTCTAATACGTTTAAAGGTGCCTTAGATGCCTTTGATGGTTGTAGTAAAAATTTATCATCAATTGGAATTTGATTTCCTGTTGTTACCTTTGATCCTAATTTTATTTTTTGAAAAAATTTCTTTATACTTTTTAAGTCAGGGAAATTTGAAAGTGCTTGAAAAGCTGCAACGGTAAGTAGTGTATTAACAAAGGTGTCTATTGCTCCTGAAAATTTTGCAAATGATTTTTCAATATTAGTCTTTGATAACACTTTAAAATCAAATGATGCACTAACTTTATCCACCATCTCTTTTCCAAATGTCAAAAATGATGTAAGAGCTTTTAAAGTCGTTGTAATCATCTTTGTAATCGGACTTAATATCCTTCTCAAAAAATTAAATAATCTTATCATTTGTGGTAAGAATAAAGCTGATAAACCTATCAATCCAGCAATTAATCCACCCAATAAATTATTTGATTTATTTCTTTGTCTACGAGATCCGTCATCGTCATCTGTTACACGAAGTTTTTCTAAGTCCTCCTCTCTACTTCTTCTTCTTCTATTCTCCTCTTCTTGTTGCATGATACCATTTCTTACTTTAAAAAGAACCAGTTTCTCTTTTAATAAGGAATCAATTTTGATAAGATTCCTTTTTATTGTGACAATATTTCTACCCCTTTGCATGTTTGGGGGTTGTCTATTTCCAAGTAACTTATTCGTATCAATCATAATCCTATATCTGCACCGTAGATTTCATAGACCTTTGGATCACCAAGTGGAAGATCTATTGAAAAAGTTTCATTATTTGTCTCAGAGTTTTGATCATCCAATTGTCTCTGTAATTGATTTGCAACCTCAGATATATTGAATGAACTCGCATCCATTGCCTTATTACCTCTCACAACTGGTGTTCCGGGTATATTCATTCTCTGTGCACTCTCTAAAGTTCCATCTGCTAAAGGTTCTGGAAAAGCAAAATCTAAAGCAGTGCCAAGGAAGGGAGCGATTTTTCCTAACTTTAATAAATTAAGCATACCTTGACCTGATTTTTGAACCATTCTTCTGCCAAAAGTTCTAGAGTAAGCCCTCGAACCCATCTTTATCTGATCTTGGCCAAGTATAGATCTACTTCCAAATTTTTGAATATATCTCTTTGGTAATGTTCCCGTATCAAGTGTTCCTTTTGGATTGACAGCACCACCAGTTCCGGGTAATCCTCTGAGAAATGGATTTGTATATGATCTTGCAGTTGATATATTCTTTGTCGCAAATCTCGTGCCACGACTACTCATGGTTGTACTTTGATTTGGTCTTCCACTAAACACAGGAACTCTTACCCTTCCCGGTGCACCAGAACTTATTTTTGTTTGACCAAATGGATTAAGAGAACCACGATTCATTCTTCGTTGAAAAAATGATTTGATACCTTTATTTGGAATAATAGTTCCTGCTTTTTTTGGTACAAATAACTCTGTCGTGTTATTAAATGATCCGTCTGGATTATCTCCAACAATGACTGGTTCATTTTCATCTACCTCTCCACCATCGTTTAGATTTCGTGTCTTTAAAAAAGTGCCTAAAGCACCTAAGAAACTAAAGAAATCTTTTGTTTTTTTACCTATCTGTAAACTTGATCCTATTCCTCTTCCAGAAATTATTTTACCACCTGATGTTGTAATCGGAACTTTTTTTCCAAAAAGGTTTTTAAAATTTTTGAGAAAACCAAGATTAGGTAGACCTCCACCTAACCCACTTAAAACAGAAGCTCCAAGAAGTTTGGCAGTTGCTGCTCCTAAAGTAACAATCAAACCCGATGCTGCCACACCAAGGGCGACCACAGCTGTTGTTATAAAACCAAATTTACTACTGAAAAATTTACCTATCAAATCAACTATTTTTTCATTCTCCGGATTCGCTAAAAATTCAAAAAGTTTTACAAGTGCTCTACCAAAGAATATAGTTAATACAAACCTCAAAATCCTCTCAAGAAAACTAACGATTGGAGATGCAATTTTTTTAGCACGATCAATTAAAAAATTTCTTACTGGTCTTTTTGATTCTAGTTTTGCCTCCCTCTCTCTTCTTTTATCGTTCTCATATCTTCTCTGTAAATCTAAAAATGCCTCTACCTCAATTTTTTCTTGCCTTTTTAGAGTTTCTAATATTGATCCAGTTAGATCTTTTATCTCCTTTATATTTTTATCTTCATCTCTATTTAAAAATTTAGACGAGGATATCCTTCTTGTGGTTTCGCGAATGGGTCTACGAAACCTTTTCATTTGGTTTAAAAAATTTTCATAAACTGGAGAAGTCTCATCCATTACTTGCTCTTTGTTGCTGTTCTTTTAATCTTTCCTCTTCTAAGTGTGCTTGCAATAAGCCTACATAGATGTCCCGTTCCCACGGCATCATATTTTCAATTTCAGTCAAACTATATTTATGGTACTGCATCATCGAAAAATTTAATCTGAAGTAATTCTCCAGATCCATGTGCACCATCGCTAGCCGAAAAAAGATGCTAAGCCCTCAAGCACAATATCACTTTCCACTTTAGTATTAGGATTTAAAACCTTTACTGTGTGTGTTAATTTAGGCATCGATTCAAAAAAGTTTTCAACTTGTTTAAATTGACTTGAATTCATAGAGTCTAAGAAATCAGTAATTTCTTTTTTAGTGCAATCTGCAGCTATCCAAACATCATCTTCTGTGTAAATTTTATCAATACATGATCCAACTAAATCAAATGATTGCTCCATCGGATTTTTCGATGTATCATTTGGATCAAAGTTACTCTTAATAAACTCATTCAAAGACGGATATTTTAGTTCCATCATTAGATTATTATCTAATTTTATTTTATTAGAATGTTCATCAGATTTTTTCACTTTAATATCATCAAGACTGATGGTAACATTCACTTGAGTTTTATTATCATCAGGGCATGTTAAGTTCACTGATATATCTTCACCAACAGATTTACCACGTATGTTTAAAAATAGATATTCAATATCAAACGTAGGAAGTGATTCAACTTTCACACCTTTCGTTAGAACACATGCACGAATCACAGCTTTAATCGCATTAGTAATTTGTTTTGTGTCTTCACTTTCCAGTGCTATAACAAGAAGTTTTTCTTCTTTGACTAGAAAAGGTCTATATTGTATTGTTTTTCCTGTTGATGGTAATTCAAGTTCATAACTTGGTGTTGCAATTTTTGGTAATGGCATAATAATCTATTCAGTAAGTTTATTTAGCAGGTTAGATTCAAGCTGTAGTTGCTTCAGAATTTTGAGATCTTCTTTGTGATAATCTGTCGTCGAGTGCGTTTAAAAATCTTGGTATCACTCCAAGTGGTCTGTCCTCAACGTAGTATCTTGAATATGCCATACCCACCGTGCACTTTAGTAATCCAGATGTATCATAAGAGACTGCCATAGAGTTTACACCAAGAGGAAAACAATTAACAAATTTATATGTCATGATCTTTGTTTTTCTAATTGAATCTAAATTCTTTTCAAACTTTGTAATTTCAAGGTCTCCAAAATAATCCTTTGGAAATTTGACTCGATAATTATAATTTTCTTTAGTCACGTTTGTATCGCCAGAAGTTGTTGTGTTTGCAATATAATTCATCCATGATTCAAAGAATCTAATCGGTAAGTATTGATCAGCATCGCAATAAAAAGTTAAGTTTATTTGTTCATCATAACTTCTTCTATAAACATGTCTCTCTCTTACACCAGTATAATTATTATTTAATTCTGCTGTTAAAAATCTTGATCCGGGTAATGAAGCCTCAGAACACAAAATATTTAATCTATTCTGATCTAGGTTTAATCCTATCTCTTGTTGATATTGTCTTATTCCACTTTTCTGAAAAGAAACACTCACCTGAAAGTGTGACGTGGTTGCTGGATTGAGCAACTGAGCCTTTACCTGAGATAATGATTTTCTCTGTGGTTGGATGATAGCCATTTATAAATATAGATTGACCTTGTATATTATGTAGGCAAGTTATGGGGGAGAGTATCAAAAGCAAGTATACTCCTGTGTATCCACACAAGTATAAAGGCAACTCGAAGATGATTATATGCCGTAGTAGTTGGGAAAGAAAGTTTTGTCAGTGGTGTGATATGAATAATAGTATTGTATCGTGGGCATCTGAGGAGTTCAGCATACCTTATCTTTCACCAAAAGATAATCGAGTACACAAATACTATCCTGACTATTTGATTAAAGTGAAAGAGAAAAATGATTTGATTAAAACTTATGTGGTCGAAGTAAAACCATATAAACAAACCAGACCTCCCAAACCTAGAAGTCGAAAAACAAAATCATATCTCACAGAGTGTGTGACTTACGCAGTGAATCAAGCAAAGTGGAAAGCTGCAAAAGAATTTTGTGAAGATCATCGTATCGAATTTAAAGTTGTCACAGAGAAAGAATTAGGAATCAGATGAGTAGACTCGAAGGTAATGACATAAACAATCCAACAAATGATCAGGAGGATATGATGTTAGAGATCATGTCTCTTCTAAATGATACTGTAACACCAGTTCCTGATGTTGGAAACTTTTATACTTTCGTCTATAATCCAAAGACTCCTAACATCACATATGATCAACACCCTCTCATAGCTTGCACTGATTTGTTCGCATGGGGATTCCGTGGTCTTAATTTTCACTGGCAAAAGTATCGTAATTATACGTGGAATGAACTCGCAGGTCAGTTGTACATAGTGCAACCAGATGAACTTGATGATCTTCTTGCGATTCCATATGCAAAATTTCGTCTAAATAACTAAAAAAGGTCGATAAGATGTCCGATACAACAACTACTTCAACGGATCAATCAGTTGAATTTAAATATATTGATAATAAAGAAAAAACCAGTTTTAAATTCACTTCAAAAATAGGAAATCAATATATTCATGATGGAAATGGTAATATTAAAACCGTGAATGTAGTTAAATTTGATGCAAATGGTGAAAATCCAGTTGTAATTGGAGAGATAAGGAATTCGATTTTTATTCATAACAACGCTGCAAATGATATTTATGTGGATGAAGGTAAAAAATTGAGTTTCGCTAAATTAGATAAAGCCAATCAAATCGCGCTCATAAAAGCAAGTAAAAATATAAGTAGTAAACCATCAACATTAGACGATCTTAATTTAAGTAAAAATAAAGAAAAAAAAGATAAATTTTTAAAAGAAAAATTTCGTGCAAATGAGGCATCTTTACAGGAAGTAGATGAATCAATAGATGCTAGAGATAAAAAAATTTATAAGGACACAATGGATGCAAATGCAGCAAAAAACTTAGAGGCATTAAAAAAAAGACAATTTAGAAAACAGTATGGAAACTTTTTTTACCCATTAGGTATCAAAAATAATAATCAAGATAGAATCAAAATAACCGTAGTTGATTTTAAACCACAAGGTGGTATCACTCTTGCAAAAGAAGGTGAGAAAAAGGAACCAATCGATTTTGAATTAAAAAGATCCGGTGAAAAAGTCATTAGAGGATCAGCGACTTTACCAATTCCAAATGGTGTGTCAGATCAAAACAGAGTAGATTTTACTAACGGCACTTTAAATCCGGCTCAAGCCGTAGGGGCACAGATCGCTTTGAATACTTTATTAGGAGGTATTGGTGAGGGTGGTCAAGCACTCGGAGACTCTGTAACAGGAGTTTTAAAAGACCCAAATACTCCAAAAACAATAGCTAATTTACTTACCTCATTTGCATTAGGAATACAACCAGATCAATTAGTCGCAAGAACACAAGGTGCTGTCTTTAACAACAACCTTGCTCTTCTTTTTAAAGGCCCAACTTTAAGACCGTTTAATTTTAATTTTAATGTGAGTCCAAGAGATCTTGATGAATCTAGAGAGGTGCAAAAAATAATAAGAATGTTTAAACAGTCAAGTGCTGTTCAAAGAACAGAAAATGGTTTATTTTTAGGATCACCACATGTTTATGATATAGAATTTTTATCTGGATCATCCTCACATAAGTTTTTACCTAGAATAAAAACATGTGCTCTTGAAGTTTTTGCAGTGAATTATATGCCAAATAATACTTACATGACATATGAAAATTCTTCGATGGTGTCATATAATTTGCAATTTCAATTCAAAGAGATTGATCCAATCTTTAATGATGATTATGATGAACTTGATTTCACTGATTTTGATGAACCAAAAATTAGTGATGATGGTGGTAGCATTGCTTTCTTTGAACAAAAAGCAGATTCGGGAGGTATAGGTTTCTAATGGCAAATCCCTATTTTCGTAACTTACCAGAATTTGATTATGTAGATCGCACAAGAAACGATGGTAGTCTTGGTGATTACACAAGAGTAAAAAATTTATTTAAGAAGGGAGTTCTTAGAAAAGACATATTTCAAGATCTATCTTTCTTTACAAAATACATTGTTGAAGGTGATGATCGTCCTGATAATGTAGCAGATAGAGTTTATGGAGATCCAACACTCGATTGGGTTGTATTAATGGCAAATAATATAACAAATATTCAAAGTGAGTGGCCACTATCGCAAGCAGATTTTAATACTTTCTTACTAGACAAGTATGAAAATGAGACAATTTTATACTCTGGTATCCACCATTATGAATCCAATGAAGTAAAAACAAGTAGAGATGTTATTGTAATACCATCTGGAATGAGAGTTGGAGTTGGCCAAAGTGTAAGTTTTTATGATGATGGTTTAAAACAACAAGTTACAAAAACAGATGTTGCATCACCAATCACAAATTATATGTACGAAGATAAAATTAATAACGATAAAAGAAATATTTTTATATTAAAACCAGTTTATTTAAATCTTGTATTTGATGATTTAGAAAATATCATGGAATACAAAGAAGGTTCCACTCAGTATGTGAGTGAAACCCTCGTGCGTGGAGATAATATTAGAATGTTTGATTAACTATCTGCTAACTTTTGAAAGTAGGATAGTGCATCATCTTCATCAGAATCAACAGTTGTTGTTGCTGCAGGAGTCGCTACTGCTTGAGTAACTACCTTTTCTGCTACATCAAGACCTTCACTTTCACTCTCTAACTCCTCATCAGGAATGTAACGATTGACTGGCTTTTTGCCAAGAACATACTTCAAACGTTTCTCAAGATCATCGTATGACTTGAACTGGTCTGGAGCAGTGATCGCAGTAAGTGAATACTGTCTCTTCCATAATGC